GCCGATGTCGCCTCTTGGACCTTGCGGTCCTGCCACTCCGGTAGCTCCTGTATCGCCTTTGATACCCTGAGGACCAGCCGGCCCTGTGGCACCAGTGTCGCCTTTGAGTCCTTGAGGGCCTTGTGGACCAGTTGCTCCGGTTGCTCCGGTTGCTCCGGTTGCTCCGGTATCGCCCTTCAAACCCTGAGGTCCCGCTGGTCCGATGGGGCCGGCGTCGCCCTTTGGGCCTTGAAGGCCCATGGGACCTTGCGGGCCTGTGTCGCCCTTATCACCGCGCAGACCGCTGCTAGGTCCAACCCAGCGACCAGTCGAGTCAATGGTCAGAGCCTTGCCAACATAAAGTGAGCCGACATTGACATCGACCGGCATGTTCACGCTGCCGTTGGCGTTGGAGATGATCACCGACGCAGGGCAGTCCGCCTTGGTCTTGCAATCAAAAGGGGCTTTTTTATTGATGCGAAGCGTGAGATCACCGCTGACCGAGTTGTTCGACACGTTGTCGATCAGGTAGGTGTTGGAAAAAATCGGCTGTTCATTGTCAGAGAAAGGTGGGGTGGTGGTCTGTGCGAATACGCCCAGAGTGAGAAACAGGGCTACGGAAAGAAAAATCAGACGGATCGAGTTTGTCATCAGCTTAGGCTGCTCCTATTCCAGCCAGATATTTTTGAGTGAGGACTTCGGTGAAGGTCATGGTTTCAACGACAGGGGTAGGGGTGACGTCATAAGTCCAGAATGCCTTGCCGTCGTTGAGGTTCCCCGGTGTGTTAAAGTCGCCGTCAGGAATGCATTTGCCACCGGCAATCGCGCCGAGACGTGTGAGTTCATCCAGGTAAGCATTGACGCTTGATGCGACTGCAGAGAAAAGGTTGTTTGTGATTCCGGCCGCCACCGCCCAGCGGTGTGATGCGATGATCGCCTCCCGTATGGCGTCGCGGATGCGAACCTTTTGGATCTGATTGGTCGCAAGGTTGGTTTGATCACCTGTGCCGCGGGCGCCCCAAAGCCTCAGACCATCCTGCCGAACGAAGGTTGCCACTTGAATGGCATTGAGCCGCTGACCCATGGATTGTGGATCATCCAGCGCGAAGGAAATGGGAACTGATGTCCCGAGTGCCCCTTGGACTTCCTGATTGGAGGGTGAGCGCCAGAAGTCGATAAGTGCGAAGATGCCGGCAGCGGTCGCGCTGGAAGGAACGTTCACGATCATACTGTCGTCGGATACCTTGAGGCGCGGCGATGTAATATAAATGCGTTCATCGCCGTTAAGCTTTCGGAATTTCTCTGCTTCGGCATAGTCATCCGGTCCATCGAGGCAAACGATGGCCCCCAGGCGTTTGCCCATGGATTTAAGTTTTACGGCGATGGGGTTCGCCACTTCATCAGCCATTGATTACCTCCACAGTGGCAGTTGTCTTTTTGTTATTCAATGGTGCCGTTAAAGGTATGGAAACGGATTGAACTTCGGCAGGTGGGGTGTAGCCAAACCCAGGTGCAGCCAGAATCTTTGGCTTAAAGCCAGTCAAGGCCTCGGCGTCTTCGAGTTTATCAATTGCTGCCATGATATCGGCGTCGGAGCTGGATAGGGCACGCACCACCACGACCGTTGCATCGGTTTGCTCATAGACTCCGCGAAGTGCCTGGTAGAGAGTTCCCTTTGGTCCGCTTGAACCGGAAGGATAAACAGCTTCAAGAGCAGTGTTTTCTTTGAAGAAGACCTCGGGGACAAGAGCCTTAAGAGTCGTGCCAGCGGCCGCTGCAGTTCCAACGAGTCCAACGACGGAAGGACTTGGCGATCTTATGGTGCGAATCTCACCCGAGCCTTCCTTGATTACAATTCCGTGTACGTATCCATCAGCCATACTTGATTTCAAAGTCCTTGTTAAAGATGCGTTTAAGAGTTCCGCGAGCCTGCACCGAGACAGAAAGTGCAGCGCGAATTGCCAGGATTTCCCTTTCGTTTGGCTTTCGGCCGGCGTCCACTTCATAGGTGGAAGAGCTGAGGCGGACAAAGCGGGCATCGGGAAAACCGACCCAGCGCAGTGCCAGGCGAATTGAGGCAACAGTGCCACGGAGACGAATGAAGTCGGTGATCTCGTCGTTGATGCGCGCCGGGTCGATGGCGAAAGGGAGCAAAGGATCAAGTCCGTATTCCCAGAGGATTGCATCGCGGATGGCGGGGTCCTGGGATAGCCTTATCGAAACGATCGGCGCTGTATCATAGTCGGGGTAGTATTGCCGGATATGAGTCTCGATCATGCGCTTTCCTCGACCGTGAGATCGAGCCGCGTAATGGTCGCGTAGCGATCGGCTTGAACCGGGATATTCGTTGCGGGCGATTGCAGGATGACCGAGCGGACACCGGGCTGATGGAGTTCGCGCACGATCCAGCTCATGGTCGGCGCCCAGCCAAGTTTTTTCTGAGCTTCAAATGACTTTCGGAAGTTCTCTTCGATGCGCGCCTGATAGGCCTTTGTGTAACCCGGCTGGAGTGAGATCACAGCATTGATGGAGAAGGGAACGGCCCTTGCTTCGATAAAAGTCACAGAATCGAGAGCGGGTTTGACGGTTTCCTTTTTAAACGCTTCGGTCAGTGAGTTTACGACGGCAGCTTTGAGATCAGCGGCGTCCGAGTTGATTAGCACCGAGATCAAAAGCTCACCGTTCGCAGCCTGCACGTAAGCGTCCATGACAGAGGCCGTTCGGGTCAAGCCCGCGGCCGTAAGGGATGCCTCACCGTAAAGAAAGGTCAGGGCCTTATACATGGCCGGGGTGCCGGCCGTGGAAGCCTGGTCCTTGGTCCCACGCATGCGGTCGCGGTAGGCCTCATAGCTTTCACCAGGGCGGATTTTTCCTTTGAATATAAAGTCAATTTCATTCGAGAGTTTGACGAGCTGCGCGTATGCAGCGCTATTGATTTTCTCAGTTCCGATCACCTTGTTGAGCGTGAGTTCAATAAGAATGTGATAGATGGGGTCAGCGGCGGTCGGTTCCAAAAAGTCGGGAACGATCTTGCGATAGGATTCAGTAAAGCGTTTGAGGGCGTCTTTGAATTGCGCCTGAAAGTCTGGCGTTTCGATAATCTGCGGAAGATCCAAGGGCTTAAACTCCGATGATTTTTTGCTCTTTTCCGATGGTGAGCGAGATGAGAATTTCTGAACCGTTCTTCTGGTCGGTGAGGGTTTGCAGCGTGCTGCCGGGGATGGTGGCTTCGATGCTGTCGGCGAGATCGCCGGTCAGTTCAAGAAGGGATGCGTTCGTGATCGGCGCGGCTATGTATTTTAGATAGTTTGTTCCGTACCACCTCAACATCGGCCTTGTTCCCTTTGGTGTTCGTATTGCGCGTCGGACGGCCTGCCTCAGCCAGCTGTCGCCTTCGATGCGCTGGCCGGTGACTTCGTCCATTCCGATCATGTGACCTTTCCGTTGGTCAGAGGGCCATTCGGAGTTGTACCTGTGACCAGGGCGTTGGCCGTGATATGGCTGATGATGATTTCCGCAACTTTCTTCCAGGCGACTTTTGCATCACCGCTGGTGGCTGTTGCGGCTGCATGGAGAGCATCGGCCAGTGCGCTTTCAGTGCCTATGAGTGGCAAGGCTATCCTCCGAAAGAGTCCATTTTGGTAGTCATCCCTTTCAGCTCGCTTGAAGCTGGGAGAAGGGGCTGCGGACCCATCATGGTTGCGGTTTGCGATTTCTGCACAGACTTGAATGCTGCGGAAGTCAGTCCCAAAAACTCGTCGCCGGCTGCGTTGCGAATGGCCGCTTTTTCAGTCTGAAACTCGACAGTTTTTGCTTTGACCTGGAGCTTTTCGGCATCGATGACGATGCTAAGTTCCGAAGGGCGGGAGATCAGAAGCGTGTGCGAGGTCTGGTCATAGCTGAACGAGAATCCGTCCGAAAAGCGATGGATCTTCACCTTGGGATCAGTGGATGGCGATGGGTGATCAGCGTAATGAATCGCATGCCCAACAAGGCCGCCACTGAGTTCGCCACCAGGCGATAGCACCAGGACCTGCTCGCCAATCTCGGGAAACTCCCAGCTCGACGTTTCGCCTGCACGCTCCTGCATGACCTTGATCCAGGGAGTATCGAGCGGAAGACTTCCTTCCGAGCCATCACCATCGGAAAGTCGAACGCGAACGGTTTCAGCTTTGGGATCGACGGCGATGATGCGCCCAGGCCGAAGAAGGTTATTCACCCGTCTTTGAAGGTCCTGGACCACAACGAGAAGCTCCATCGTCAGCTCGTCCATGGAGCCCTTTCCCTGTTGATCCAGACTTCCCGCAGTGGGCCTTTGAACTCCTCCGCCGGCGGAAGGCGTGGCCTCATGTACTCGACGCAGCAGGTGATGGCCAGGGCGGCAATGCGGGAGTTTCCGACCATTTCGTGAGCGAAGTCCACCATGTGAAAGGACCAATCTGTTACGATATTCCGCAGGTCCTGGTTTCCTTCGATGGCATCTTCGATCCTTTTTCTTGCCACGGACAGCTCTCTCTCCGCATCAGAGTGAGCCTTGAAACACGCTTCGATTTCAAATCGTACCTCCCTGTCATCGTGAAGATTCTGGTTCTTAACCAGACGATCCCTATGAAAGTGAAGGTTCAGGCAGGGCAGATCCGCTTCCGAGAGCTTTGTCACACGGGCATTGAACCGCTTGAAATCAGGCAGTGCCAGGGCGAGGCAGCGTTCGATTTCGGTCCTTATGCGAATGAGCGGAAGGTCAGCGGTCAAAAATTTCTCTCAAAAGGTGAGGATTCGATTTGCGCGAGGTCCAGCTCTGTAATGCCGACTCCGGAGCGCATCCTGTTTTTGATTTCAAAAGCTTCGCCGCTTGCTACGCGCCTGATGATGGCCTTTTCCAGGAGTCCGTCTGATACCTCGTCATATACGAGAAGGCGATGAACGCGGGTCAGAAGGCCGGGTGTGCCAGCCTCGGACAGGAGATCAAACGAGGACAGCGTACCGGCGAATGGCTTTCCTTCCGATTCAAATGCCTCGTCCGTCTCAGGCAACATTGAGAAGGCATGCCGTGTTCGGGTCAAAGGTGGCAAGGACGGGTGCCGATTGCAAAAGGACAATGCGCTGGCTGGGGTCCTCGATCTTCCAGCTTTTGAGGAAGGTCCTCAGTGCCATCAGGTTGGCGTCGAGATCCTGGATCGCTCCGAAGAACTGAACACCCTGGATGCTGTCACAGAAAAAGAGGGCCTGCTTCGGTTCAATATAGAGCTTGCCGTCATCGGACATCGCTTCATAAACCCAAAGGCGGACGTTGCCGAACTTGCCCTTATAAACAAGGCTATCAAAGGACTGGAGGCCTGGCGTGATCTGAAGCTCCAGGTCAGCTCCGCGGATCATCTCGTTCAGAAGGCCTTTGATCTCATTGTTTGCGGCAAAAAGATCATAGGCTTCAGGTCCCATGATGACGTTATAGGGTCGGGTCTGGCCCAGGTTGAGCGAAGCGACTTCCCGCTGAATAGCTTCAAAATGCTGGCGCATGGGAAGGTCCTTGTTCGTCCAGGCCTTGTCGCCAGTCAGGCGTTTGGTGAGACTCGCCGACCGCTCAAAGTCAAGGACAGCATCGATTCCATCGCCTTTGATGGTGAGTCGCCCGGTTTTGACAACCTCGGCCGCCATGAGTTCGAGACGGTTGCGCCAGCGTTCCTGAAGGCGGGCGACATCGCGTGCAAGCATGAGTTCAAGACGCTGCATCGGAGTCAGTTCACCGCCGAAGGCCTCGCCGGCAATGCGGACGTTGCCGCGATCGGGAGTGAGTCCGGTCTTTTCTTTGATGTAGGCAGGCCGCAGGGATTTGGTCCGGTAGCCCTGCTCACGGAACATCGGTGCCTCGACAAGTGGATGCACGAACGGAGCAATACCGGCTTTAACACCAGGAGCTTCATCGAAATAGACATCCTCTTTGGTCGATTGCACTTCAGTCGGAAAGAAGCGATCGAGAAAGAACTTTGGCTTTGGCACGATGCGCGTGATCAGGCGGTTGAGGTAGTAGGTGCCGTAAATGGGAAGAGCCATATATCTCAGTCCTCCCCTTTTTCGATATAGATGGAGCGCAGGCTGAGATCATCGTCGACGGTTTCCAGCGTGTGGCCCTTGCCCAGCACAAGATCAAGGCCGAGAAATGAGCCTGTTCGGAACACTGGCGCGAACTTATCGGACTCGGTGGCATCGATATCGACTTGCAGAATGCAGACCGGCTTTTCGCTGCCATCAGCGATCGCCGTGGTTCCATCCTCTGCGGTTTTGCTGCAGAGGACGTACTTGCCGCTGGCGGTCTTTCGGCCGAGCACAGAGCCCAGCTTCAAAACCTGGCCTCGTTCAATCGTTACTGATCCGCGGTAGGTGGGGAAATTCCCGCGATGGATCAAGCGGGGCGTGTAGGAGTCCACGACCCGATAGGAAGGGTTGAAGTCCATTAGATTCCTTTAATTTTCAAGCCATCGACTTTTTGAGCGAGCGAAAGAATGGAGTCCTGCTGCTCGGCAAGTGATGCGGATGAAGGCTGGTCTTTGGGTGGTACGTCGAGCCCTTCAAGCTGGCTTTCAAGGGCCTCTTTTGGGGATGTTTTTCGCTTTGGCGGGTTCTTTTTTGCTTCCTGAATGATGGCCATGGCGGCATCGGCTGCAGTCATGTCGCTTGAAATCAGGCTTTGGCAGAATTCGTTTGAAACGAGGCCCTCGGCCATGCCTTTGATTGATTCGAGGCGCTTCTGGTCGGCGAGGACTTTGGCCAATGCGCGTTCCGCGCCGAGCTGCATGAAGTGCTCCGCCACGGTCGGGTGCGCTTGGGCGATAAATTCAGCTGTGATTGGCTGATCGGATGCCAATTGGTGTTCTCCAAGATTTGAGATGACGCTTTCGAGCGTTGAAAGTTGATCAATAAGGCCGCGACTTTGTGCATCGGATGCGACGAAGACAGCCCCCTGTCCGAATTTTTCCAGGACGGCTGCGCGATCGACACCGCGGTTTCGGGCGACTTTGCCGATGAAGACTTCTGCGAGGCCATCGATGATGGTCTGGACATCTTTTGCGCCATCTTCGGTCGCGGGGTCGCGGTTTTTCCGCGGGCTCTGTGAGGAAACGAAGCGGATTTCGCCTTCACTTTTTTCATTGTGTAGAGCGAGCTGCACGCCGATACTGCCGATGATGGCTGAATCTGCTGCAAAGACCTTGTCGCAGGCGCTCGCAATCCAATAGGCAGCGCTGGCTCCAGTGCCGCCGATGTAGGCTGCCGTAGGCTTTTGGCCCCGAGCTGCAAAGATCGCATCAGAAAGTTCCGATGTTCCGTTGGCTTCGCCGCCAGGCGAATCGATATCGAAGATGATGCTGCGGACATCAGTGGAAGCAAGCATTTGATGAAAATCGCGCATCACCGTCTCATAGGAGGTGGCGCCGCAGTGATCGGTCATCAGGTTTGCGTGCTTGAATAGTGGCCCGCGAATGGGGATGATGCCCACCCCGCTGCGAACTGTCGCGCGCTCGGTGTTTTTGGCCCTTGTTCCACGCACTTTTTCAAGTGCTTCGATTGATCCGTGCTGAGTCGCAATGGCAATCATGGACCGCAGCGAGTCTTCAGTGATGGCCCATGGGGTGCTTGTGATGTAGCTGAGAGCAAAAGACAGAGAGGGGCTCCGGGTGTTTGGGGGCGTGATTTCGAGGGGGTGGGCAAAGTGCAGTCAGGGAAGACTGCAGAGAGAGGCAAGGCGAAGAATATCAGGAGCAGCCTTTCCCTGTAAAGGTTTCAGCTGTCCGCAGATTGCGGACGGTCCTGCCCGGAATTCAGCTT